GGATTATGACTGGTGCGTAGAAAACTGGGGGACTAAGTGGGACATCTTCGATGTAACCTATGCCTCGCTTGAAGGTGACACCTTGACCATCAGCTTTTCTACGGCTTGGTCTCCGCCTATTCCTGCCGTAGAAAAAGCCGCAGATACCTATGGCTTTGTGTGGACTTTGTCTTGGCTAGACGAAGACGAACAGGAAAATGACCAACAAGAATTGAAGGAGTTAAAAGGTGCGTAATTACAAAGTAAGAATGACGATTGAGCAATGGGTCAAAGCCCAAGACGAAGACGAGGCTGCGGCTCTGGCAAAGTTAAACTTTGAGTATGGCGATTTACACTATGCCGAATGGGACATAGAGGAGCAGGAAAATGACTAAGAAATATAGAGGCGTAGCCACAATGTCTATTGACATGTTTGTAGAGTTCGACGAGGTAGATATACCGCTAGACATGGACGAGCATAGCTTTGCTGAGTTCCTAGCTCACACTGGTGAGTGGCAAGAAGAACCTGCAAGCGGTGACTTTAAGATTTACGAAGTCACGGCATTAGAAGACGACAACACACCTATAACCTATCACTAAGGAACATCACATGATGAAAGCAATACTAATTGATACACCAAAACAAACCATTGAAATCGTTGACTATTCAGGAGATTACAAGGACATCTACGCACTACTTGGGTGTGAATTGTTTAGCACAGTATACCTTGAAGGGGTAGGCGAAGACACCTTGTATGTAGACGACGAAGGATTGTATGTGGAGAACCAAGTGTTCTTCAACATCAAGGGTTGCCCTCAGCCATTGGCAGGGCGTGGCCTTATCCTTGGCACTGACGACGAAGGCGAAAGCATCGACTGTATGTCTAGCCTTGAGCAGATAAAGGACATGGTAACTTGGCGAGACGCCTCGATGCCAGCACCCGAAGCTGGGTTCTTCGCAATGCCCTTGACCGATTACGATATTATGGATGCCTTTATGTCTGACGACACTGACACCCTGACTGACGAAGAACTTCTATCTGCACTGGGGGTTAAATAATGTTTGACATCCCTGTAACAATATCGTATATTGAGGTGGGCATCCTGATAGGTGTCTGGCTAAACACAACCATCAATGTCTATAACTTTATGAAAGCACGGCATGACAGATGACAAGAAAAAGAAACACGAATCACTGAGGCGTTGGCTAATGGGCAATCAGTTGTCCCACCGACAGACCATCGACTTCCTTGACAAGCGGCCTGAGTTTAAGAATTGGCTGAAAGAATATTTTATTAAATCATTTAACGAAAGGAGCTAGAGATGGCTCGCTATGAAGTAACATTTGTAATTGACACAGACCTAGAAGACGTAGGCACACAACCTTGGTGGCCTTTGATTGGCGAGGAAGCAATGCCGATTGAGTGGCTTGAGTATGTGATGGTGCGAGACTTAACAGAGGACGAGTATGTCCTTGACGTAGAGTTCGAACCCGACACAATCAACGTGATTGACATGACCCAGCAGGAAGATGTCATCCACCAACCCAACCTGCAATTAGTGGTGAACAATGACCAGAGCAAGCAAGAGGACGAAGGCGAACCAGACGAAGCGCCGAAGGAATAGCCACGCAAAGTCACTGTCTCAAGGACAGTTTCAACCACAAACAATCCAGCCCAAGAAGGGCAAGGGAAGCTACACAAGAAAAGGAAACGAAGAAGATGCCGAATAAACACACGAAAATGTTCAAGCCTTGGTATGAGGATAACGCCCTAAGTATCTGGGAAACAAAGACAAATAGCCGTGGCCTCAAGGAGTCCACCAAGACCAAACACATTCGAGCCAATGCACATGACCGCCTTGGTAAGGAGTGGGAACGTGAGCAAATCTGGAACGATGGGTATTAGAAATGATTGAGTTACTAGCAACACCGCTTATGTGTATGGCAATGAACGTCTATCACGAAGCACGAAACGAAAGCACAATGGGACAGCTTGCTGTGGCACAGGTAGTAATGAATCGTGTAGAAGATGACCGCTTCCCTGACGAGGTGTGTGCTGTGATTACACAGGGCATACATTGGGAGAGCAAGCCAGCCAAGAACAGATGCCAGTTCAGTTGGTATTGTGATGGTATCTCTGACGAGCCACGTAATGAGAAAGCGTTTGTCCGCTCACAAGAGATTGCCGCAATGGTTCTCAACGGATGGACACACTCATTCGCTGATGGTGCAACACACTATCATGCAGACTATGTGATGCCAAGCTGGGCGCATACCTTTACCAAGGTGGCAACGATTGACAGCCATATATTCTACAGGTGGGACTAAGATGGGCGATATATTTAAAATACTACTGGCTATTATCGCATCAGTATATTATCTAAAATAGGAGTTATCATGAGCAATCTATGGGAACAAGATAAGAAGCAACTGTTTCGAGATTTGTATCACCAATATCTTGACGAAGGATACAGTCAGAAGGAAGCAAAGAAGATGGCACGGGAAGAGGCAAACGACCTGCACTCAGACAGCGTGAGCTTTGCCTTTGGTCTTTCTGAGCAGGAGCATGACGAATGAAACAGATGTCTCTTCGTAAGCTCAAGAAGATGGACGGGTTCTTTGGTAGGCTGTTTGTCTACGACGAAGACGCAGAGCAATGGCTTGAACGTATGAAGCTGAAGATGGGTTACGACTATGTCTATGACAAGCGTAAACAAAACGAGGGCGGTTCAAACTTAATACTTGCCTACTTACACAAGGAGTGATATACAATGGACGACAAGCGCATTAAACGGCACAGAGATAATGTCCGCCGTATGAAGCAAGAGAAACGCCGAACACCAGAGTGGTATACAAAGAAAGCTGCCACGCTTAAGAAGGCACTGGGTAGGTTTCATGTAGGCATAGAGCTTGACCCTGCCGACAGGTCGTGGTATTACGATGGCGATGGAACGAAACGAGATAAAGAAACAGACGAGGTTTATAATGACTAAGACATACAAGCAAAAGAAAAAAGCAATCCGCCGCAAGGCAATCACAATGCAGAATAATTCTGACCGCAAGATAACAATCACAGAAGCAATCAAAGAGGTTTCAAATGTATCGAATGATGTATAAGACACAAGGATGTGGTGCTGCGTTTATGGAGAACGTCCAAGACAGGGACGAGTTCCTACGCTTTCGTGACATATTAGCTAGGCACATGGGCTTCACGACTGAGACAGTAAACAACAAGCTCTTCATCTATGACGAGGGCAAAGAGTTCGGAGTATATTATGCCGCCGAATAATGAGGCACAGGCAACAAGCAGAGGTGAGTGTGGGTCTTGTGGCTCATCCGATGGCAACGTCTACTACGACGATGGCCACGCTTACTGCTTTGTCTGCGAGAAGTTTACACCATCACCCAACCAAGAAGGACACACACCAATGCAAAACACAGTTGTAAACCTACCTACAGCACAGGTTACTACCCTGTCCCAGGGTCAGTTCTCTGCCATCCCTGACCGTAGCATCAGCCTAGAAGCTGCAAAGACCTACGGCGTTACACAAACAGATGGCAAGCACATCTACCCATACTACGACATCAACGGCAATCACGTTGCCAACAAGGTGCGGCACGTTGCTAACAAGCAATTCAATGCAGAGGGTGTCATGCCCCACGCCACCTTGTTCGGCCAGCAATTGTTTGGTCGGGCTGGTAAGTTCATTACCATCTGTGAGGGTGAGCTTGATGCGCTGTCTGCCTATCAGATGATGGGTAGCAAGTGGCCTGCTGTGTCTGTTCGTAACGGCGCACAGTCTGCACTCAAGGATTGCAAGGCACAGTTCGAGTGGCTCAACAAGTTCGAGAACATCGTGCTATGCTTTGACAACGACGAACATGGCGCAAAAGCGGCTGCTGCTGTGGCTCAGTTGTTCGAGCCTAACAAGTGTAAGATTGTCAAGCTACGTGCTAAGGATGCCAATGAGTATCTCAAGCATGGCAAGACCGAAGAGTTCATGCAGCGTTGGTGGGATGCACAGCCACACACTCCAGCAGGTATCGTAAGCCTCAAGAACTTTGAGGGGCTGTATGAAACAGATGACAAGGAGAGTGTGCCTTACCCCTACGAAGGCTTGAACGAGATGCTGTATGGGATGCGGACTGGTGAGCTTATCACCTTCACTGCTGGCACTGGTGCTGGTAAGTCAAGCATCATGCGAGAGCTAGAGCATCACCTGCTCAACAACTCCAAGCACAACATCGGCATCGTCAGCCTTGAGGAGAACGTCAAGCAGACTATCTTTCACCTCATGTCGGTAGAGGCAAGCAAGCGTCTATACATTCAAGAGGTTCGTGACACCGTGCCACAAGAGCAACTCAAGGCATACGAGGAAGCCACCGTAGGCACAGGCCGTGTGTTTGCATTCGACCACTTCGGTTCCATCCAGACGGATGAAATCCTTGCTCGTATTCGTTACATGATTAAGGCTCTCGACTGTAAGTTTATTATCCTTGACCACCTATCCATCTTGGTATCAGGTCTTGAGGGTGACGACGAGCGGCGCAACATTGACAAGATGATGACCAACCTACGCTCTCTTGTAGAAGAGACGCAGTGCTGTGTCCTACTTGTCTCTCACTTACGCCGTGCCTCTGGTGACAAGGGTCAGGAAGAAGGCAAGGAGATTAGCCTGTCCATGCTACGTGGCTCACACAGTATCGCTCAGATTAGTGACGCTGTGATTGCAATGGAGCGTGACCAGCAGGCTACCGACCCCATCGTAGCCAACACAACCACAGTGCGTGTCCTTAAGAACCGCTATGCTGGTGAGACTGGTGTCGGTGCTTACCTGTTGTATGACCGTGACAGTGGCCGCATGACAGAGATTGACGACCCTAACAAGGAAGACTTCGACACAGTAGAAACAGGAGGTTATCTATAATGGATTTTGAACTAAGAGCAAAGTGTGAGGACTGTGGTTGGATAGGTTTGGATATTGACCTTGAGCTTAAGGATGTGATACAAGAGCCATGTCTTTCTCAGAAAGAGGGAGACATTCTCAAGGAAGCGTTGATATTTGTGGAAGAAGTAAACAAGAAGATGGGGAGGTCGGGCGTTAACCTTCGTATATACGAGTCTGAGGTTACTCTGGAGTCAATAGAAAAAGACCTTTTGCCTTACGGTCTTCCACATGAACACTGTCCCAAGTGTAATTCATTTGAAAGCATAGTAGACCCAGACGAAGACCCTCACCTATCTTGCTACTCGTATCCAAACTGCGACCTCGCACCAACAGGATGCGTGGTGGAGATGGGTGATGACGTAGAAGAGTTTGGATTCAAAGACTAAAGGAGATTATTTATGACACAGCTTAAACCAATCGTAGGTAGCGTAAACATTCCCTTCTCACGAGAGAGGTATGAACGCTCAGACAACAAGGCTAAGCAGTGGGTGATTGATTACTTATCCACACAAGGCCATACAATTTTAGACACCGAAGAGGATTTTTCTGTTGACATCAAGAGCGAGTTGGATTACAATAAGTTCTTCAACGAGGCGGAGATAAAGTATGGGTGGAAAGGTGATTGGAATCCTAATTGGAAAGAGATACGAATACCTTACCGTAAACATAAACTTATTAATGCAGTAGCAGACAAGGGTGTCTTACACTTCTACATCATACGACCTGACATGAAGGCAGCATGGCGTATCAGTGGTGACACAGTATCCAAGTCAGTAGTTAAAGAAGCACAAGGTGGACGCATCCTACAGGGTGAACAGTTCTTCCACGTACCTTATCAAGAAGCGGAGTTAATTGAAGTATGAAAAGATTAGTAGTAGACATTGAAACAGACAGCCTAGATGCTACTACTATTTATTGTATTGTAGCTAAGGACATCGACGAAGACCGCATCTACACTTACAAACCAGACCACGTTCACCACGCC